ACACTGGAAGGTTTAGGATACCCGGAAACCGAGCTGCTAAACGAGAGGTGACTACCGATAGGAAGGAGAACCTATCAAAACTCATCGAGAATTGGAACGCGATCAGGACAACTTTAAATATCACATATGGTTGCCTAGATGTACGAAAACTATTTTACCCTCAGAACAGGCAAAAAGTAAGAAGAATATATCGAATTATACACGGACTTTTTGCGGCGAAAGATATGAAGAAAAGAATTAGTTTTCTATCCAACTTGTATAGACAGAAGAGCATGCACATAATACATTCATCAATAAAAGGAATGTGCAACAGAGGCAAAGAAGAGAACTCTCTTTTCATTGCTTCTACGCTCTCAAGGGCCTTTGTGCAAAGACCTACGCCAATACAATTACAAGATGAGATGATGGCTGCTTCCATCAGATTAACAAGTACTAAACTCCAACTGGATGTAGAGGAAAAAGAAAAATTAGCAGGTTTTATAGAGGTACTAAGTAAATCTTATAAAAAGAACGTTAACAAGAACCTTCATTCTTGCATACTACCTGAACCTGTACCAAAAGCTACAATCCAGTCACCAGCGAAGGATGGTGGTTGTCGCGAGATTTTATCAAGATACAGAACAAAAATAAGGCTGTCTCGCTTGAGAAGTACTTTAAGCAACCCGTTGTCAACACTGTCTGCCAAATTTGCAAAATTCGGCGTACCATTACCAAAAGGAAAGTGGAATACTAATTTAAGAATCCCACCCGAAAACTTTGGTACCGATAATTTCAAACAGAGAGTGAAACAAGAAGATGCTAATCTGATGAGTGCTATCAGTACAAAAGAGGTATTCTCAGAGGTTCTAAAACAGTCGGCGACATCCGTCAATAAGGCACGTCTCTTCCCTTTGATTACGGAAGAGGGTAAAATTAGATGTCCGACCATGCACACTTCTGAAGTAGTTTGGTTAGCAAGATGCATGAATCAATTTCTTCTACCAATTGTCAAAACGATTGCAGTAACGCGTACTGCTTTACGAGGTAGAGACATCAAACTACGATCAAAGTCGAAAGATACCTATTTGTACTCCGCTGATTTCGCCAAGTCAACCGATGAGATTGGTTTAGACACTGCTAAATTTGTTCTTAATGAAATAGTTCGCCATACAGGAAAACCTGAATGGTGGGATAAAGCATTTGAAATGGTATTTCAAGAACACGAACTTCTTAATAAAGAGTTCCCATCGGCTAAGATCAAGTGCGGTGCATTAATGGGTCTAGGACCGTCATGGACAGTCCTATGTATATTAAATGCCTACGCCGCATCCCACACCAAAAAATATTCATATAATGTGTGCGGAGATGATCTTATTGGTCTATGGACAAAATCGGAAATCAGGGCATATGAAGAGAAAACAGCAAAACTCGGGCTTATACTGAATAAGAAAAAGTCCTTTACGTCAAGGACGGCCGGAGTATTCTGCGAGAAGTTTGTTGTAAAGACTGATCTTTTCAACGCAGAATCTGTTACTTCCATAAGGATAGCACAAGCTATCGGTATGAGAGGTGTACAAAACGGTCGGGCATTATTATCGGCAGATGCACTCAAGTTAATACATGAGTCCAAAGAATATGTGCATCCGGTTATTGCCAGAGTTTGTAAATCGACCAGTTCGCGTTTTTCTGTAGGGCATAAAATGATAATGAAGCATCAGAGGATAATACCTGGAGCATACTCTCAAGGAGGATGCGGGCTATCTTCACCATCATTCCGT